CTCAACAACCCAAAAAGAAACCGACGCCATTTCAGGACGTTGGAGCTACCCTTGGACGATCAGTTGGAAGCATGTTTGGAAACGCAGGGATCGGATCCGGAATTGGACGATGGCTCGGACAGGGCATTGGTTCTATATTTGGATCTGGTGATTACACCCTGGCTGGTCCTAAACCTGACTATAACGTCCTGGTTAATGGTTCGCAAATACCTCAATTTTCTACAACCCACTCAACCAATATCATCTGCCACAGAGAATACCTGGGTGACATTACTGGCACTAGTGCCTTTAATAACACTGCTTATCCTCTTAATCCCGGTATGTTCCAAACGTTTCCGTGGTTATCTACCGTCGCTCAGAACTTCCAGGAATACCGATTCCATGGTGTAACGTTCGAGTTTAGGTCTTTGATCACAGATTACGTAACCAACGGAGCACCAGGTGTGGTGGTGATGTCCACCAACTACAATGCTGACGTACCTACGTACATGACCAAACAGCAGATGGAGAACGCAGAGTACGCGGTTTCTGTGAAACCAACGCGTGACCTGATGCATGGAATTGAGTGTGCTATTGACCAGACCATCTTACCACATCGTTACGTGAGAACGGGAAGTGTTCCTGCTGGACAGGACCTCCGTCTCTACGATTACGGTAACTTCCAATTTGCAACACAATCCAACCCGACCTCCGATCTCGGAGAACTATGGGTGTCGTATTGCGTTGAGTTTATGAAACCAGTCCTACCCACAACCGATGGTGGTACTGTCCAGTCTGTACACTTCAACCGCTCTGGTGGCTCAGGTACCAATCCTCTTGGTACTGCGACTGTCACCACCAGTGGTTCTTTGGCAACAACAATCGGAGCAACAAATGCTCTGTGGACAGCAACACCAAATTCCCAGTACCTAATCACAATTGATTGGGCTGGAACCAACGCCACCATATCATTCCCCGGATTCACGTTCTCCTCCAATTTCACCCTGGTGAAGCTGTGGAGCAACAATACCTCACAGTTCGGTGATGGGTACGGTGGCGGGCTAAGTACAGGAACGTGTTCAGTACAATTTATCGTGAAGGAGAATGCTGGCATTCTCGCTTCAGGGTTCTTTGCTATTGGATCAACCGGTACTTTACCAACCTCGTCAGCTGTGGATATTTATATCACACAGCTAGACAATTCTGTTAACATTTAAGTGAGAAAGGATAGCGCGGTAATGCTAAGTAGCTTCAGGATACTTAGAAGTACCAAAACCACTTTGTATGTGGATCCTCGCGTACACGGGCTGCCGGAGCAGAAACCCAGCAATGGGCAGGTTGCACCTTTACAGCACCTCGTCGAAGCACCAAACATATCGGACAAAACATTGATTAAAACCCATAAAATACGAGCCGAGAAAAATATATAATAAAAGCTTAGATCAGGAGAACTGAAAGTCGTGTTACCGATGTAAGAGTAACAGGTTACCCACCTAAAAGGGAGTGGTAGTTGGCCGAACCAGGTCAACAAACCCGAAGAGGATAAAGAACACCACCATTAGCTAACATCAGG